TGTGTATTTTCATTGTATGTAGTCTTTAGTGGTTAATAGATTGTCCATAAGTGGACACCCCAAAGCCCGCGCGACGAACTAACGAAGGCGGGCAAGTGGTTTTAAGGTAAGGATTATTCGGATAATTCTTTAAGCAATAGTCTGTCGCAAATATCTCTTAGCTCTTTAATTTCAGTCTTAGGTAAGATGTTTAGTTGCTCATATCTATTAATTTTATTATCTAATCTTACAGATAAGTATGACGATATATCATTGTTTGTAAGCTTAGAAACTGTCTTTTTTAAGACGGTAATTAGTTCATTTTGTATTTTCATGGTTTTTCGTTTTTGTATGGTTAGTAATTAGAGGGCTTCTATTGTCTCGCAAAGTTCAACGGCAGTCGCGTTAGGTTCAACTAGTAAGAACTGACTGAAGAACTCCATGCAAAGCCGTTCAACAATAAGGCGCGCAATGCTGGTCATATAAGCGTCCATGTAATCCGCACTATCATGGCAGCCTTGCGCTTGGCTTTCAGCGTCATTGAAGTAATCCATCTCTTCCATTGTGCCAAATCTTGACGCTTGGCAAATTGCCCATGTATCGCTGTAATAAATTACATAGTCATTTGCGAGCGTTTGCGAGGCTTGAAGTATTTCCTCATCATAGAAGAACCCGTCAATCTTGCCGTTGTCTTCGATGTATTCCTTGCGTGCTTCCGTGATGTCTTCACGGTTGTCTTGTACGTAATCAAGAACGGTTTGCTTTACGCTTTGCTCTAAATCATAGAATGAATTGATTGTGTTTTTCATGGTATGTTTTTTTGTGTTTATTCGTCGCGGTAATCGCTTCGATATAAACAGTGGATACTATTTACCTAATTTTAGCGAGGTTTTTTTTCCACATAAGCCATATTTTTTCTGGGCCTAGACTTAAGTCGTTGATAATCAACATGCTATCAATAAAATTTTTTTGCTTATTTTCCGTGATACCGTGCAAACCTATCCGAAATGCACCCTTAAACAGCCTTGCTTGATGGCTAGCTTGATTCATTCAATAGATGCTCTCAGGGATTGTTTTTGATGCTCTTAAAATGGCAATGAATACATCTCGCCGATTGAAAAGAAAAAGCTTATTCACGCTAAGCCAAGCCAAGCCAGATTAAGCCAAGCTAAGCAAGTGCAAGCAAGTGCAACTGTTACAGGGGGGGAGGGGATCAGCTTGACGCTATACTTGTTATAATTATATCATCAGACGCCCCTCTAAAAAATACAAGCCTCATGGGGCTTACTATCCGCGGACTCCCCCTGTACTACTCAGTAGGGTTACTGCTCTAATCATCCTTTGTTCCAGTGGAGAATCCGGATTCTATGTAGCCGGAAAATACGTGTCAAGCATAATTTTGTCCAGATTACATAAAGTATTGACATTCATATAAATTCTTTCTATCAAAAAGATAATGAGTGCAATCAATCCCAGCCCTGAGGAGATGCGACTGGACCTAATGGCCAGTATATCTGAGAGTATTCAGGAAGTCAGCAAGGAAAAGGAGGCTATGAAGGTCAATAGTCTAAGCCGTGCTAACCCAGGTAAGGTGGCTGAGATACTGTATCACTACGCTATGGGCGAGACTCAGACTAAGATGGTCCGAAAGTATAAGTTCAATCGAGATACTGTGATCTCAGTGCTAACTGATTATGCGGACCACATAGGGAAGTTCCGAGAGGTAACTGGCCGACTAGCGGCCAGGAACTACTTGAATTTGTCCTCACTGGAAGAAGACCTCATCGAGAAAGTCCGTGACCGGTTGGAGGGTGATCCGGACTTTGAGGTATCATTCCGTGACCTAAAGGAGCTATCCATAGCTAAGGCGAATGCAGGTAGGGAGGCTTTGACTGCTAGAGGTGAAGCTACACAGATCACGGAAGACAGAAAGGTCTTCACGCAGGATGACTACGAGGCTACCATCAAGGCAGCAAGGGCCAGGATTCAAGAAGCTAAGACAATAGAGGCAGAGGTTAAGGATGCCTAAGTCAATCACGGATTCTAGCTATGACCCGATCTATGATCAGATCCGAGGAATACTCGGAGAACATTTTGAGAACTACTGCTTTATAGTCATGAACGAGCAGGGTGAACTATTCTATGATTATAATCATCTGCCAGCGGGAAGAATGCTTTTGCATGAGATGCAGAAAGAACTGAGTGAAGGCAACATAAACTTTGAATGGGAGTTCGAGAATGACCCAGAGGATCCAGAGGAAGAAGAATGACCATTGAGTTCACAAATCATCCGGTCCTAGAAGCCCCTACTGATGAAGAGATAGTCATCCTAGGTGAGGCAGATCCTAAGCTGTTGGTGGAGTTACACGAGGCTCATGAGGGTAGGATTCAGTCAGCACAGGAAGATCCACTGCGTCACGGATTTGAGCTAACGGGTTGGAGCCGGATGCGGAATGCCTTGAAGGACTACGATGAGGTCATTACCTTCGGCGGAAACAGAAGCGGGAAAACGACGGGATGCGCCAAGATGGTTATGGAGGCTGTGACGGAAAACATGGACGGACACGTTGTATGCTTCAGCCAGAATGCGGATACATCCATCAAAGTCCAGCAAGCTGCCGTCTGGGAGATGATGCCTAGAGAGTTCCGCAGGAAGACCAAGAGTATCGATGGCTATGTGAACTACAGTATGCAGAACGGGTTCACGGGTAGTTCTTTTATCTTTCCGGACACCCGAACTAGGGTAGACTTCAAGACTTACACGCAGTTTAGTAATAACCAGACCATCCTAGAAGGTTTTGAGTTTGGTTTCCGTAACCCTACAGGAATGAATATAGGGGCTTGGCTGGATGAATACTTAGGGGATGCTGCTTTGGTCAACACCCTACGCTTCCGTCTTGCGACCAGAGATAGTAAGATGCTTTTGGGATTCACACCGATTGATGGGTACACGCCATTTGTTTCGGATTACCTCAAGGGTGCTGAGACACTGGAGACTAAGTCGGCTTCTCTGTTGGACGGCGAACAGGTTCCCGTAATTCAATACAGTCCTGAACGAGATGCTGGTGTTGTTTACTTGCACTCTGACGAGAACCCCTTTGGCGGCTATGACCGCATAGCTAAAGATCTCAAGAATGCGAACCGTGATACCATCATGGTCCGTGCGTACGGATTACCTACGAAGTCAATGACTTCACTGCTGCCGAACTTCAGCCCAGAGGTCAATGTCCTTAGCAATACGCCAAACAAGTACGGCATGTCCTTCCCTGACAAGGAGTCCCTTACATGGTATCAAGTAGTTGACCCAGCCTTTGCCCGAAACTATGTAGCGATATGGGCAGGTGTCTCACAGGACGAGGAGATATTTATACGAAGGGAGTGGCCGGATAGGGAAACTTACGGTGAGTGGGCTTTGTTCGGTGACCCAAAGTGGCGCAAGGGTCCAGCTGCGGACAAGATAGGCTACGACGTAGAGAGGTACTGCGAACTCTTTCAGGACATAGAAGAAGAACTAGGTATCGAGGTCACGGAACGTATTGGTGACTCCAGGTTCTTCGCTAAGGAAAATGAGAACAATGTAGATCTATTCACGGCCTTCTATGACTTCGGGATGAACTTCACACCATCGGACGGACAGCAGGAGGGCATAGGTAACACCAGCCTAGACGATTGGTTTTTCTACAATCCGAACTACGACCTTGATCCTGCCAACAGACCGCGGTGCTACGTGCATGAGGACTGCGGGAATCTTATCGAGAGTATGATTAATTACAATGCAGCTGGCAAATCTGATGAAGCGCTCAAGGACTTTTTTGACCTCATTCGTTATTTGCGAATGTCAAATGGCGGTATGGGTCCTGACTATTTCGCATCCTCCGACATGGGGATCACCAGAAAACAACAAGGAGGATACTAATGAAAGTAAAACTAACTGAGTTCGCCAAGTATCACGATACTGACTTCGACGAAGCTCTAAAAATAGCTAAAGAAAAATTACCGCAGGAATACATAAGCGGCAAAGGCAAGAACACCTGGATCAGTCCAGAGGGACAGGACATCCTGTGCGATGGTCTGTTTATCAACGAAATAATACCTAAACACTTCAGGGGCAAGGTGTTATCAATTTGCCCGAATCCTAGATTCAACATGGTTCACTTTATAGAGATAGGAAAAAAGGTTCCTGTCCTGATGCCTAATAGATTGAAGGATAAGTTCTTGGGCAAGATGATCTGCTTTGAGGTAATCGAATCCGAGACAGGGGTCAGCTATCGTTATGTCAAAGGTTGATAGAACAAAGATATTCTATGATAGGAATCCTCTAACCGGACAAGTAGAGGACGAGAACCTGACTCTGGATTACAAATGGAACCAGCAGAACAGGGATCGTCTCATAATGTGGGAGACTTTCAAGCGATACGTGAAGCATGAATCCAAAGTCCCCATGACAAACATAGAGTTATGTGATAAGATAGGCAGTTCTAGGACTCATCTTGCTAGCATGATTCAACTAATAAAAGATAGACTAAATGCAGAACAGTAATATTTCAAAGGCCCTTACCTACGTAGGCACTGAGCCAGACATCACAACTCTTCGATACGCTTACGAGGAAACAATAACGGAGCTTGAATCCTATTTCGATTTATGTCGTACGAGCTACGACGACCGTCGCAACTGGTGGCCAGGCAAGAGCCGCGATCACCGCAAGCACGGATCCGATGCGTTTCCTTGGGAGGGTGCTAGCGATACTGAGTGCCATCTTATTGATGAACGCATAACGAAACTTGCATCCCTGTTTATTTCTGCACTCAAAAGGGCTAACGTCAGAGCGTTCCCCGTGGAAAGTGGCGACATTGCTCGCAGCAAACTAGTGTCAGGTTTTCTCAAGTGGATGATCCGTTCTGGATACATTCCCCGCTTTTACAGAGAGATGGAACTCGGTGCTAATTACCTGTTAGAGCGTGGACTTCTAGTCACTTACGTTGGATGGCACATGGAAGATCGATCTTTTGAACAAGAGATTGATCTTCAACAGATTGCACAAATGTCTCCAGAAATAGTTGAAGCTATATCAACAGGAGATAACGATGAAGAACTTATCCTGCTTATGCAGCAAGTTTTTGACGGCGTTACAGAAAAGCGAGCAAAGGATGCGCTCAAAGATCTACGTAAACAAGGAATTGCAAAACTGCCCGTAGTGCGTCGTCAAATTAATTGCCCTGAAGTTAAAACTCTAGCACCTGATGGCGACTTTGTTTTTCCTCCGTATGTTACTGATCCGCAACGCGCACCGTATTGCTTTTGGAAAACGTATTACACTCCACAAGAACTAGAACTCAAGGTAACTACAGATGGCTGGGACCAGAACTTTGTGGACGTCATGATCGAAAGATACCGAGGCGTAAACATTGACAGCCTTGAGCGATACGAGGAAGGCCGTCGAAGCATGAGCCTGACGGATACCGCATACGAAGCCGACGAACTGATTGAAATAATTTACGGATACCAGAGACTAATTAACGAAGAGGATGGTTCCGAAGGAATTTATTGCACAGTATTTCATAAGAACTTTGATGGAGATGTTGCAACTGAGACTCCTGGATATGCAAAGTTTGAACTACTCAACGGATACGAAGACTATCCCGTAGTAGTAACACGCTTGTCCGAGGACACTAAGCGTCTTTATGATGTATCTACTGTTCCCAGTATTCTTCGCGGTATTCAGAACCAAGTAAAGGTAGAACGTGATTCACGGATTGACCGCAACAGCCTAGCTACCTTACCTCCTATCCTGCACCCAGTAGGCCAAGCACCTAATGACTGGGGACCAGGTCGCATGATTCCATACCGCCGTAAGGGTGATCTGGACTTTGCACCAACCCCTGCATATAATCAAGGTTCGCTTGAGATGGAGCAGACACTCATAAAGCAAGCTGACCGAATGATTGGGCTGGATCCAAATGATCCCATGTCTCAATCCAGACAGCAGTTCATGGTTGATAAATATCTTAGCCACGTATCCGAGGTGGTTCGTATGGCTTACAAGTGCTTCCAGAGATTCGGACCCGATGAGGTCTTTTTCCAGGTGACTGGTATCCCTGACCCTCAAGTAATAAATAAAGGGGATCCGAACGAGAACTTTGACATCATGATCAACTTTGATGTGCTTGACACTGACCCAGATACAGTAGAAAAGAAACTACAAGGGTTTGTTGCATTGAATCAACTCAATGTAAATAACCGAATGAATGTTGATGGATTACTTGATATTGCAGCCGCTAGCATTGATCCGGTCATGGCTGACGCGGTTCTACAACCTGCACAAGATGCTCAACAAGAGATGGTTAAGAATGTTACCGATGATCTTACAAAGATTTTTGCAGGTATTGAAATGCCAGCCCGTCCTACAGGCGCACAGATTGCTATGCAAGTCATTCAGCAATACGCACAGCAGCCTGATATCCAGCAACGTCTACAACAGGACGAAGCATTCCGAGGACGCATGGAAAAATACCAGGGTCAGTACACCTTTCAGATGCAGCAAGCGCAGAACGCCCAGATTGGTAGAGTTGGAACAGCCCCTGCACAGATGGGTGATATTAGCACTCAACAAATGTAATGGCTGACAATAAGACACCCAGAGAGTTTGCTCAAAAAAGAGCATCTGATAAATTGTTTGGTTTTAAAATTAGAACTAAATTATTTCCCGGAGAGGATAAATTTTTTTCTGGTAGACCAGAGGTAGCGGGTATGGCTGCTGAGGATAATACTATTATTTTAAATCCGTACAGCCCTTTATCCAAAAAACAATTAGCGGCTGTTGCTCAGAATGAAGCACTAAGGCTTAAAATGAGAAAAGAAGATTTTACGCCTAGCATTGACATTACAGATGAACAAAGGGATTTCTTTAAAGGAAGTGAATATGAAAACGATCCCAAGGCAATGCGTCAGACTATCTTTGCTCGTATTTATAGTGGTGATTCTAGCGCAATGGCTACACCTGAACAAAAAAAATCTCTTAAAAAATACTTATCAGATGGCAGATAATATGACAGCCCAGCAGTTTGGGAATCAGCGCGTAAAAAAGCAAAGAGCCAAAAATTATTACGATATGCTGTCTCTTAATGAGGGCAATAAGTCTAGGGTTTATAAAGATACTGCTGGTAACCGCACCATAGGGATTGGATTTAATTTAGAAGATGCCGGGAACCGCAAGTTCCTCAAGCAGCAGGGTATTGACATCAATGAGTTATTTGCCGGTCGAGAGCTTACTGACAGAGAAACAAAAACCTTGTACAACCACAGTCTTACTCAGGCATTCAAGGACGCTCAGTCCTATGATCCTAACTTTGCAAAAAGACCAGAAGCCGTTAAGATGGCTTTAGTTGACATGGCCTTCAATCTTGGTTTAACAAAACTAAATAAATTTGTAGATATGAAGAAGGGTCTTATGAATAATGACTACAATATGGCGGCTGATGAAATGGTTGACAGTAACTGGTACAAGCAGGTAAAGTCCAGAGGTCCTCGCATGGTAAACGTAATGCGTTCTGCTGCAAAATAATATGAATATCCAAGACGATATAAAGACACTTCATAACTACGAGGCTTTTGCTAGATTTATGAAGATGGTTCATGACCTCAGAGAAGAGGCCATCGAAGAACTGCACGAGGCTAGCAGTGACAACATTCAACAAATATCTGGACGGATTATCACCTACGATCAGCTTTTACAACTATCAAGCTGGCAGGAACTCAGTGTCCGTCACCGTGAACATTTCTAGGCTGAACAACAACTGTTCACCTATGTTATATTAACGTATCGCAATCTCTCGGCGTAAATGAGTGGAACTTATGACAGATGAAATCAC